CATACCTGGCCTCCGCTATAAAATGCGAAGTAACCATGTGTCCACGGTTCGTCCTCGTTATCCCGAACCAATACAGGCGTGTCGACGTCAACCTTAGTCCAATCCATAAGGCCAGGCTCCTCACGTAGATCGATGATTTTACGATCACCCAGGATCTCATCGGCTAAGATCTTGTTAAAAAAGCCTAAATAAGTATAGTGATTACAGCTCTGCAAGCATTCGTTATAATTCGCTTTAAGATCTGGACGATTATCAGAGAAACATATTCCTTCTTTACCTACCCGGAACAGATAGTTATAACCTTCCCTATTGTAGTAATATGATAAGAAATCAAAACGGCCTTTTTCCGTTAAGCGCATACAAACAACCTCCCTTATTTTTCTTGATCCTGGATCGTATCAATACACCATCCAATATATACGCCGGCTTTTTTGATATCTTGTAATTCACTATCTTTTTTTACCAGCACGGATTAAATATTTTAAAGCATTACCACGACAGAAGCCCTTAAATTCTTCTGGCGTCAATACAGATCGTAAGACGTCTATGCTTTCGATATTAAGCCCAGGGAGCTTATAATGCTTTGGACTTTTTACAGCTTCATCCATCATCGCATTCTTGATCGTTAACTTAGGATCATGAATGATTTTTTTATTACCTAGATAAAAAGTGACATAACCGTCTCTATTGGGAATTTCTTTATTTTCAGGCATCATTTTTTCTTTCTCCTATCAAATATTTCATGAAGTACGTGCGGTTTTTCCGCCTCTATAATATCGATCTCCACCCGCGGGTTATTTTTGTCTACCCCTACGATTTCAGATCCGTCATAACTTGTGATCCACATATCGTCGTCTATAATACAGGCCGTGGTCAGAATATCACTGGTGGCTTGTAGCAGGCCCACAAGATCGGGCCAGCTTCTGAAGTCCGGCATGTAATAGCGGCACCGGATCACCACAGGACCAGAAACACGCGCGCGTTGTTTGAAGAATTGAAGCTGTTTCAAACAATCCTGCTCATATTGAGCGTATGCTTTTGATGGTAAGACTTTAGGATATTTCCCAGCCATAACAACGCGGGAGCTGTTCTTTTTAGTTGTAGGCCTGCCATAGACCACCAGCGACGTCATATCACATCCCTCCGTTCATTTCCGCGAAGTGATCATTGATCGCTTCGTTGAGCGCCAGCATTAACACAGCACGCGCCGCCTTGCGATCCAATCCTTCGAATTCATAAAACAACTTCATAGTTGCGCCAATAAGAGCCACAAAGGAGTCGAGCTCTAAAGTTTCATGGATCGGGGAACCCTCGATCGTGAGTCTAATATCTTCTTTTGCTTTTACACGAATTTTGATTTTTAACATTTTGCCTCCTACATACCCATATAACTCAGATCATAAATTCAAAAATGAGCCGCATATTTAACGCGCTAAGGCGCATCAAATATTTATGTCGGGTACTTTATCATAAAAAGATATTTTTAACCGTATAGGGCTAAATTTTAAATATCTTTGATATCCAATGTGCTGCGCTGAGACTTACCCTTGAACGTAAGAACAAATAGCGTTTGCTTCATGCGATCATACACGCGCTCGTTATACCCAGATTGTATTTGCTTGATCGACATATTAGTCGTCAAGATCGTGGATCGTTTCCTTTCTACACGTTCCGAGAGCATGGAATTAACCTTATTTTTTACCCATTCTGAATCGTATTCAGCACCAAAGTCGTCCAATACCAGGAGAGGACAATTCTGGATCCTGCTCTCAAACTTGAGATAATGTTCAGAGGGGCCCTTGCTTAACATCATGAGCGTGTCGAACAGGCTAGTCATTGAGATCATATAACCGCGATACCCCTGATTGATCGCCCATCGTAATATACAAACGGCAAGAGTTGTCTTCCCAGTTCCTACAGGGCCTGTCATAATGAGGCCTTTTCCGTCGCGGATATGCTGCGGGAGATGCATGCCATATTTCAAGGCGTTTCTGTACATTTCCCGATCCTCAGCCGGAGCGCCCTGAGCTTTTAAGGCTTCAAAGGTAACATCCTTATAGCGACCTTTGATCCCGTATTGTTCAAGATCATCCCTGCGTTCTACCACTACAGGATCTGCATATTTAGGAGTAAAGAACTCATAGCCACTCTCCGGTCTCTTTTGACCAGTCGACCTCGCTGCCGTCTGTTGCTGCCTTATTCTTTCTATTTCCGCCGCTACGTCGATCGCTTCCATTTGCCTTGTTTACCTCCTTCTTTAAATTGCCCGCGGCTACCGTTTCAACATACTTGATACTGTTACCACCAGCATCGTGCGTTGTATTGATTGCCACGACTACACTGTCAACCCCGTAGACCTCCACAAGATCATCCAAGCGCTCCTTGATCACCGGAGAAATCTCGCTGACTTTTTTCATGTACAGCTCATAGACTTTTTTATTTTTAGATACAGGAGGATCATCAAACGCGGAGATTGGATCGTCGTCCTCGCGCGCGCGTATCTCTCTCTCTATATCTTTTATATTATTTTCTTTTATATTATTAGCTAGGTTTGCTTGGTTTTGCTTAGCATTTGCTTCCGTTTGCTTAGCATTTGCTTCCGTTTGCTTAGCAAAATTTTTTTTTGCTAGACCACCCAAACGCCCGGCCTGTCTACGTTTTTCAGAAATCTCGCTATTTTTGCTTTCCCGTAAAGTAACCCTTTTTAGGAGCCCAGGGGACCAAAAAAACTCCCCGTCGGTTTCTAGCAAGTTGCAATCATTGATCAAGGAATTTATGAAATTTTCTAGCAAAATCTCGTTGCTAACTTTTGCTTCATTTGCTAAGCATTTGCTTTCTTTTGCTTCTTTTTGCTTAGCATTTGCTAAGCATTTGCTAAAAACTAAAGTTTCAGGACGTATGTCCATTACGATCGATAGACCTAGATAGGTAAATCTATTACAAGGCAATTTGTAATCCGGCGCCTCGGCTAATTTTTCAAGAAGCATCCACCACCAGGCATATGAGATCACGCCGTGAAGGTTTATCATGATCACGATCTTAGGATCGGCCAGCGAATTTATATCGTGGCTAAAATAGGTTTTTATAAGCGCCATATATTGCCTCCTAATAAAATAGATCATCGTGCTTTACATCAAGCACCGCCGCCCAGGTAAAACGTTTTTTATCAAACGTGATCGGCTTACCTGATAGATACATTACAAGCGCCCGTGGGATCGTTTGCGATCGATTGCAAAATTCCATGAGCGTCAAACCCTGTTTATCTAGCGCCTGGATAAAGACGCTGAATTTTACACGCATAATTAAAACTCCTTTTCTTTATGGACTATAACCAGCTTACCCGTGGCAGCTTGCACAGCCTTTTTAAACTCGGCCTCGTTCGAGTTTTCATTAGATAGATGAATCAAATGGATCGCTTTACATGCGCTGAGATCCATCGACCGAAGGAACTTAATCACATTCTCCAGGGCAAAGTGCGACTGGATCAGGCGTTCCATTCTTTGCCTAGATAACTCGTCGAGTTCTATTTTTTTATTCAGTAGATCATAAGAGTGGTTACATTCCACCACGATATGATGCACACCTTTAAAAGTATATTTACAGTAATATGTATCGGTAATATATAGCAGTTTCTCCTCCCCGTCGGTGATCAGATAACCGACATTAGGACAATCATGCTGCAGATCGAACGGCAAGATCGTGAACACGCCGCGGGTAAATTTCCGCTTAGGGACAACCTCGATCCAGGAATGCTCATCCAATACATGCAGGGCCTCGGCTGTATCACGCAGCATATAGATCCTGTGGCCCAGCTTTAGCATATCCGGGACGGCCCTAGAATGATCACCATGCTGGTGAGTAACCAGAGCGCCCAGGAGGTGCAAGAAATTATAACGGCAAGCACGTTGTATCGCCTTAAATGGCAACCCTACGTCGAGCAACAGCTCGTCGCCGTTTATGCTACTTTTGATCCTGTAGCAGTTCCCCGCGGAACTGCTACCGAAACACTCAAGAGATAACATTAGTTATCACCGAAAGGATTAATAACCTCGCCAGTTTCCGCGTCTACAAACTCGGTCCCTGTTTCCGTTTCCACGTCTATGATCTCGCTATTAGCATGCGTGTCGATCGTGTGGGTAACTTCGTCATATATATCCGTAACCTTACCCTCGACGTCGATAATCTCGTCGGACGTTTGCAAGCCCATAGAGATCTCCGGCGCCGTTGTACGAATTAGCCAGGCCGCAGCTCGATAGCGCAGCATTTGATCCGGCATTGTACGCCACTTGGATCCTTTCTTGTCGAACCAGCCCTCTTGCTTTGCAATAGAGATAGTGACCTCTGGCCCGTAGATAACATCATCGCTCCCCTTTTCGCGGGTATACGCTATGATCCCCTGGCTATCCGTGCCCTTAGTCCCCGTTTCCTTGTACTTGATCGCTTCAAAGCGCCCGCATTGATTGAACGTGGCGATTAAGAACTTAGAGGACCAGCCAGGGTTCCCATAAACAATGTATAAGTTTTGCATCACCATGAGAGGGGATGCATTCATGCGTTGCGCCATTTCTAGCGCTATAATAGCGTTCCCGAAGTTTTGTTCCCCCTGGAATTGTTGGGGAACCAAAGAAGATCCAGAAAACATCTTAGCCTGACGTTGCAAGAGCTCGAAGCCCTCTGCAGATTGGAACCCAGGAAGAGCTGGTTTTTTAATTTGAAGATCGTTGGCCATCATATACCTCCTATGCCATCGTTAAAGTTGTAAAGGAAGGATCCACAACTAACTTGATCGTTTGACTATTGCATTTGTTGAAAGTAGTAACCGCCTCTGCGTTATCGATAAACACCGGAGCCGTCACATCATAGAACTTTGTAAGAGCATTGATAATGTCGATCCCGACGTTGATCCGTGCCGCATTATTCATGCTGCGATACGGAACACCTTTATAGGTGGTCTCGCAGCACTCCTCGACGCTACCGTTCACCAGGACATTAAACATTTTGAAGCGCGCATGCTCGAAGTGGCTATTGATCGTTTGCTCTAACAGGTCCACCTTAGCCTTGACGAATTCGTCGATCAGGAAGGATGTCTCATCGAGCAAGTTTTTCTCCGCCGCTAGGCGCTGCTGCTCGCTCTCAAGATCTAGAACACGCTGATCTATATCATCGATCATTTTATATTTATTAAGTTCGGTTTCTAGGCTCGCCTTCTTTTCTTTCATAGAGGCGATCTCGCCGTCGATCTCGTTCAGCTTTTCTTGATCCGCAGTCCCGGAGTCGTCCAGGTTCAGCATAAAGAGATCGGCATTTAAATCACTAAGAACAGGATCCTCAGCAAGGTCAGGCTCGTATAATTCCTCATACGCTTTAAATTTAGAATTATAAGCGTTTGTCTGATCCTCAATTTGAGCAACCAGGCCGTCGGCCTTAACGATCATAACCTCGCGCTGTTCTTCGTAGTTAGATCGCATTTGCAAGGCCCCGTCAATAAGGCGTTGCCATTCCTCCAACTTGGAAGCCTTTTCAGTATTGAAAACTTCCTCCAGCTTGGATAATTGATCCGCAGGCAAGGACTGTCCACACGTAGGGCAGGCTTCACCAGAAAACGTTTGAGCATTGATCGCGTCGAATTCTTCTTGTAAGGTATTGATCCGCCCGGTTTCACTAGCGATATCTTGTTCAAGATCATAACTACGGTCCATATACCGATCCCGTTCAGCCTCCGTGATCTTCAACTTCGCCAATAGAGCTTCATATTCGCCACGATAGCGCGCTTTTGTTTCACGGTAAGCAGATAGGACCTCGGACTTCCTAACATCGATCCTGCGGCGTAAATCTTCAATTTTTGATTGCCTTACGCTAGCGCCTAACCCATTCTGTAATATAGCCTTTTGCTTCTCTAGATCATCAATGCCAGCAGCTAAGGTTTTAATACTAGCTTCAAGATCTGCTTTAGGAGATACAACCTCCGGCTTATTACGAATTGCTTCGTCGATCCTAACCGGGAGCATGTCAAGCTCCTTATTGATCGCCGTCTTTTTCGCCGCAACAATCTTCTTCTGTTCCTCGACCGTGCGGCCGCCTAGTAATTCGGTTAGGCGTTTAAGATCGTCCCGGCTATTAATTACATGATCGTCGTCCACATCCCCGCACATTTCAAGGAGCAGCTTCCGGCGATTTTGCCAGGAGTACGTCTCATTGAAGTACAAAGGATTTGTTATTAGTTTGAACACATCCTCGGCGATCACGTTATTAATATAGGACTTATATTCTTTTTCTTTTACGGGTACTTCATTAATGAAGTAATCCGTTGTGTGCCCAGTAAGTTTAGTTTCACCACCGCGGGGATTTGTATATTTCTCACGATATACCCGTTTCAAGGTAAAATCGGATCCATCGTCGTTTATAAAGATAGCCTCGACTTCATGATTGACCTTATGGATCGGCTCGCCATTCACTAAGGTCTTGATCTCAAAGTCTGCACGATCCAGGCTGTCCTTACCAAAGAGCAGCCAGCACAAACCATCGAACACCGTGGTCTTACCCGTAGCGTTATCACCAAAGATAAATTTATCCTCGCCGTCAAATTCAAAGGATAAAGATTTTATGCCCTTGAAGTTTTGAAGCGTTAGTTGCTGTAATTTCATATTTCCTCCCTAACTAACCTGCGCATCAATATCGATCGTATGCGGTTCTATTTTTAATTGATCGGCCCATTTCAAGATCGTGTCGTTGATATTTTTATCACGGCTCACGCGCTGGTTCCCGAATAGCTTCGCCTGTACTAACTTAGTAAATGCGTCTTGATCCTTACTAAGCTCTAAGCAGGCGATCGGCTTCATACGATCATCCGTTACCACTACGATCGCCGTGGAACCTTGCATTACTCGATCACGATAAGAGCCTACACAGTTTCTTAACTTCTTACCGACCTGCATAAGATCGGCCGCCGTTTTAGGGACCATAAAATGCATCCCGTTAATGTCGGCTTTCAAGGAAGGAATAGAGGGAAGGTGTACATCCCCATATTCCTGCTTATTGAACAGATTGATCAGACGATCATGAAAAGACTTCAGGCGAAACTTATTAGACCAAAGATCCTGGCGGCTGGCTGTATTGAGTTTTCTATACATATCCAACGAATCCCTTATATCATCCGTGTCTGTAAACAGTACCCATTTAACAACCGCACGCTCACCAAAGCGCTCGATCAAGGACAACCACATCGTCCGCACTTCCTGCGTTGTAACACACATTAGATCGCGAAGCCCTAGCTTATTACGTACAAGCCCGTCATAAGGATCCGTCGGACCTAGCTGCATAGTACGTGGACGATCTAGCGTCATGATCCTGCGGCGGCAGTTTTCATCTTTAAATAGATTTAGAATATTGGCCATTAGTACACACATCGGATCATCTAACATCGCCTTACGTAAAGAGCGGCTATTAGGCGCCATATGTACACGCCGTAGCGCTTCGTGGAAGTTGATCCCCTTTCTAGTAAGATCTAATACATCATCATCAAAAGGAATAAGGTTCAATGTGTCGTATATGCTGTATGTATTAAACCAGCGAGCAGCCTTTGAACGTAGAACATTGATCGGCGGCATATCTGGAGCCGCGATTTTTAAGATCATATTTAGAAGCATATTATAGTGATACCCTTTATGCTCGGAAGCACCAGGCGCGATATATACGCCCTTAGCCTCGAAGCCGTATGTTTTCTTGATCCTATGTTCAAAAGCATTTCTAAGAGCCTTAAAAGAAGCGTTTATATTTCTTTTGTAACCAGTCCGCATTGCATGCGACTTACCCAAGAATTTAAGAACAGGAAGCACTTCATGAGAGCGAAGGAACTCGATCGTGAGAGCGTGCTTCTTACGTTTGCGGTCTATATATACAGCCATGCGGCGTTTGAAATCGAACCGCAGCGTCTCGCAGTACATACCATGATCGATCTTGCGACCGTCGAAAGTAAGCGTGATACCGTAATATTTGATCTTAAGATCTAAGAAGTCCTTATAATTAACAACTTCGATCCACAGACTAAGGGGAACAACGTCGCGCTCCTCACTTGTAATATAGATCCGCTCACGGTTTGGATTAGTGGAATGGCCACAATTAGGGCAAGTATAATATTTTGCGCCTGATACGTAGCCGTTCGTGTAGCTATACTTACGGGACCATTGAGCGCCGAAAGTAAAATCACAGTCGGCGTGATAGATCGTTGTATAATCAGCGCTATAACTACGCTCTAACATTACGCTGTCGAATAACCGCGATACGCAGGCGCTAGACAATACCTCCACAGCTTCACCTCCCTAGTCAAACATTCCGAATAGGTCCTCACCTTCGTCCGTAGCTTCCGCTTCTACAGCAGGAGCAGGCTCAGGCGTAGGTTCAGGAACTGGATCCTCTTTTGTCTTTTTCTTCTTACTAGGCGCCTCTTTAGTAGGTACAGGATCCGCAGCTTCCGGCTTTTTGCTTTCCTTTTCTACGAGCTTAATTGCTTTTATGATCGCAGCGGATACTGATATATTCGTTTCGATAAAATCCAACGCGCGCTGGTACTCGATCGTGCCAGCAGGATCAAGTTCAATAGCTTTTTTCAAAATAGCAATTTGCGGCTTAACCTCATCTATAACATTCTTAAAACTACTTGCATTGGCCATTGATTATTCTCCTTTCATAAGAGCGTCTAACTCGGCTACAATTTCAGGCGTTAGATCGTCACTGCTAGGGTTCCCTTCTACGCCGTGGCTACGGAATACCTCCAGGGCCTTTTTAATACCTTCGTTACCGATAGATTTAAGCCAGGACTTAAAGTCTACCCAGTAGGCAGCAGGATCGAACTCGGCAGGTTCTACATCTAATTCAGTTGGATCCTCCGCGATAGGTTCGCCATTGAAATCTGTAACAGGAACATCGGCCGCAGCTTCTACAGCAGGCTCTGGATCCGCTACAGGTTCAGGAGTAGGCGCTTGATCTTCTACAGGCGCAGCTTCCTCAACAGGATCTGCAATAACAGCAGGCTCTTCCTTAGCTTGTTTTTTAGCCGTAGGCTTAGCCGGTTTTTCCTCTAACACAGGAACAGCCAGCTCACTAATCGGCTTAGGGTTCATTAGATCGTTGTATTTTGAGATCTTATCAGCTAAATCCTTAGGGTTTTTAAACTCGATCGTAAATTGGTTCATAGTATTAACCTCCATATGAAATCATTCGTGTTATAATAAGTTTGGTTTATTTGAACTAGGGCCTTTTCTTGTTGCAGCAAGATCGGCCCTTTTTTGTTTGGCCCGCATACGTAAATGTGCAGTATGGCAATCCTTACATACAGGAACAACCTTATGGATCGCCGTATTAAATAAGTTGTATGTAATAGCCGGCGTGAGTTTGTAGCCGCATTGATAACAGCGTTTAGTTACCATGTAACCAGCACCTCCCCGGTTATCCACCAGTAAGAGAAGCCGATCAGCATATACAGCATTAATGATCCGACAATAAAGCCTTCTATAATATCGGCTAATTGCGGAGCCATAGCTGCACGTCGCAGCTCGCGTCGTTCTTTATAATTCATTGCACCGTTCATTCTTACACCTCCATAAGCCGCAGCATATTAGACGTTGCGGATCGTATACTTTCTTTCAAGGACTTTAATTCTTCCTTGAGCTTTGCATTTTCAGTGACTAGCTCGGCATAATTTACGACCGAGAAATCATGTTCATATTTAGCTAGAGCATGCACCTCCTCCTTAGAGAACCGAACACCTGGAACGTCTTTCAATTGCGTTAGTTTACCCTCATCGCGGAGAACATACACAGCGGACTGCGAAATTTGAAATAGTTCCGCGACATCGCGGACTGTATACACCAAGCTGTCCATCTATACCCCCAGAAGATCCTGGATCACATAGCAGCGCGCCAGGTACTCGTTATTACGTTCAATGGATCGTCTGATCGCGTCCCTGGTTCGTTGGCCCTTTGGCTTCTCATTCTCCAGACGTCTAACAGCAGCCTCCAGGCGTTTTATATCACGCAGGAATTCGACCACCGGAAGCGCCCAAAGCGTAACCTGGATTAAACCCATACGTTCATAGATCGCGACAACTTCTTCCAGCGGAGTGAACTGCCACTCCCCGATCCTTTCAAGGCTAATCTTACCCATCCGCCACCTCCTAGTTTGCATTGAGTAAACTATTTACTTAAAAAAATATCTTGCATATTTAGGCTGTCGTCATATTGACGAAATAGCTCATAGATTTTAACCATTTCGTCAGGCTTAAACGCCCGGCGGCCATTTTCTTTTTGATTATATGTGCATTTCGCCATCTGCAGTCTATTAGCAAGATCCAGCTGCGTGAACCCGTACTTCTGACGTAGTTCCACAAGACGATCAACGCTCAATAGATCACCCCCATTTCTAAGGTTTGCAATTTGAAAACTTAACTTTGATCACATTATAGTTCACAAAATGCATACAGTCAAATAAATTTTTTATAAAAGTTTGCAATCGGTAAGTTTACATTTTGTTTACTATTTAATATGATAGGCATAGGAGGTATGCAAAATGAAAACCTTAGGCCAACGCATACAGGAGCTTAGAAAACTAAATCATTTAACAGGCGAAGAACTCGGCAAGAAGCTGGACGTCGCCAAATCAACCGTGTCGTTATGGGAGAGCGGCGCGCGCACGCCTAGCGCGGATATGATCCGATCAATAGCTGGGTTCTTTAACGTATCGATCGACTATCTGCTTACTGGATCCGATCCGACAAACGAGGGTTATTATATTGATCCTGAAGTTGCGGAGCTAGCGAACCAGATCAAGCAAGATCCTGAGCTTAGACTTCTGTTGGACGCCAAACGCAACCTCTCAAAACAAGATATGCAGTCAATTATTAATATTACAAAAGCGCTTTTACAACGCGAACGGGGAGATGATATTAATTGATCATTACTATTTATAGTGACGAACTACCTTTGACATGCGCTGGCTTCGCTAGGAAGAATGAAGATGATACATACACGATCGTCCTCAACCCAAAGCACTCATATCACAAGCAGCGCGCGACATACCTGCACGAACTAGAACACATCGTGAACCAGGACCATGATCGCGACTGCCACGTGAACCTGATCGAAGAAGCCCGGCATACTATATTGAACTATTAAAGCATCCCTCTGGGATGCTTTTTTATACCCAGGAGGAAGTATGCAATATAACATGATCGTCCGTAAGAAGGATAAAGGATACCAGGTGATCATCTCATATAAGGACGGCAAGCGCTGGCGCCAAAAGTCTAAACAAGGCTTTGCAACGCAACGAGAAGCCAAGATATATGGGAGCCGGATCGTTGACGATCTCAAGAGTACGATCATCTCGGTCGGAAGCAACAACAGCGACATAACATTCTTACAATTCTATAAGCTCTATATAAGCGAAAAACAAAGTATCACCAGCAGCACGCGCAGGACATACGACACAATGATCAATACATACTGCCAGCCAATATGGCATGTACCAATAAGGAACGTTACACACTCGGATCTGATCGACCTATTTAATCGCTACGGCGGAGCCGTATCAAGTAAGAACTTATGCCTCGTACTACTAAAGGCGATCTTTAATTACGCTATAAACCCTTACCACTTGATCGTGAGAAACCCCTGCGACGCAATAAAGCGCTTCAGAGCGAAGAATAATAAAACTGTAACAACTATACCCCAGGACGACTTAGACCGCCTCCTGGACGCAATACGGCGTTCACATCCTATGTATTACATGATCTGCAGTGTGGCCAGATATACCGGCGCACGATACGGTGAGATCCTGGCGCTCACATGGGAGGACGTAGACCTGGATCGCAACAGGATCACGATCAACAAACAATGGGCCTGGCTTGGATCGCAGGGCTGCGGATTTGCACCACCTAAAAGCCAGGCAAGCATTAGGACTGTACCAATACCAGAAACCCTGGCGGAGGAATTGATCTGGCATAAAGCAGATCCTGGATCGCGTTTATTTCCTTTGAAATCTAACCGCAGCAGTCCGATCAATAGAGTTATACAACGTCACCTCCCAGGACGATCGATCCACGCCTTCCGTCATACATACGCAACAACGCTCCTGGCGAACGGCGTCGACATACAAACAGTCGCCAGTTTACTCGGCGATAATGTAAACACCGTTATAAGTACCTATATACACTACTCCGAGGAGATGAGACGCAACGCTTCAACCATGATCGCGAACATCTTCAAATAGTAATTTTTGACGGATATAAGACGAAAAGGACGCGGCCAGGCATTACACCTGAATCCGCGTCCTTTTATTTATAACTATATAATTATAAAGGGCCTATAATAGCGCCTCACATACAATTACTATATTCACATAAAACCTATGGCCAACACCATGATCGCAACTTAGATCTGCCAGGAGTTACCATAAATCATTTTTAATATTTGACGATCGTGTGACGACTACAGCTCAAACGTCTGGCGAATAAGCTCGGATGTACTAACACCAAGATCCGCAGCTATGGATTTAAACTTTTCGTATTCATCATCGCTTAAAGATATAGCGCGTTGCTTTCTTCTGTTTTTAGCGCCTACAGTAACAGGAGCACCTGCGCCCTTACGAGCGCCGCCCCATTTCTTCTCGCTCATATTGTACCTCCTTATGATAAAGCCGCGGCAACTAGATCATGGATCGCAGCCGGCCGCGGCGTCTAATTCCTATATAAGTATATCAATAAACCCAGGGCAACGTCCACCAGGCGCCAGGGATTGATCCTGCTATGCGGCAGGTTCGATCGTAAACCCCTCTGCGCCGGCGCGCTTCATAAGGCGACATACATCATTGATCGTTTGCACATCCTCTGGCTTAAATTTAATAGAGCGATCGCCATATAGAACATGGAAGCCAGCACGTAGGTTCTTTATCACACGACGGATCCGTGCGGACCAGGAAGGATCGTCGCAGCATATAGCAGATCTTAGATCATCTATATCGCGGCCGTCAAATACACTATAATAATCGAGATACTCGGCGCTTGCTAATTCTAGCAAGCACACAAGATCGTTAGCCAAGATCGTCTTATCAGAGCAACCGTCAATTTTTAAGATATACGTTTTCATAATAGATCCTCCCTTATTGTACGCGGATAGAACAAACACGATCGAGCTGCAATAAATCATTATTAGCGAATAGGATCACCACAGAATAATCTTTTATAGGCATGATCCGTTTAACCTTTTCAAGTTCGAACTCATATGTACAAGGTGTATAATTTTCTTTTTCAACTTCGATATAGTATTTCATAATAGGCTCCTTCTTTTAAAACCAACGACCTGTATAAGTAATATGTACGTTCTCGATCTCTTTTGATAGTTCTTTTATTTCTGATCGTTGCTCTGGTGTTTCCCCATTGATACGGGATATCATGTGATATAACAATTCCAACTGAGCAGCGAATTTTTCTTTTATACAGCCGTGTCTGGCTGCACTATGGATCGAGCGGAACTCCCGCTCGATCATATTAATTTTTTCAGCTACGATCTCCTCTTGGATCGCTTCTTGAAGTTTACGTGTCATTTATAACTCCCCCTTACTCGCACACATTAACAAATACAACGTCATAGCCTTCTTTTAACCAGAAGATCCGGGCAAGATCCGTGAACTTAGACTGGCGACTGATCGTCTCCCGTCTGTTTTTGCTTTCGCGGCCGTAGCGATAAGAATATAAAGTGTTGGCTTCAAGATCTACCTCAAATATTTTTTGACCAAAGCTCTCTAACACCACACGATCGTTTGTTACCGTAATAAATCTTTTCATGCTACCCCATACAGGATGATCTTTATAACTCGCTTGTTTCATTTCTAACCCCTCCTTACTCCATTATGGCTTATTCGCCATAACGGAACGTTTTAGTTACCACGCCATCTTCGATATGTACAATTGTCGATCTTCCCAAGCAGAACTTTGTAGTTTTACCCATGAGAGAAGAAAATGCGTTTCTTCTACGTTGCACTGTTGTCTCGTGCCCTAGTTCTTCGCTGTACCAATACATCGTCATAGTGTCTGTTTCTTTATTGTAATCACATAACTTTTGACCGTAGCCGCTGTTCATTGTAATAACGTTACCGTTTTCTTCAATATGCTTTTTACAAATACTGTATTCTGGATATCTCCATTGAGAACGCATAGCCATGATTAAATCCTCCTTAGTGGAATAACTACCTTTAACTTGATTAGATTATAACTCTCATTCAAGTGCGTTTCAAGTCTTTTTTTTGAAAATTTTCAAAAAAATAAAGGGCCCCTGCTTTTACAGCAAGAGCCCCTTTTATTACATTATTATATATGATCTGCTAAGCCGCACGTCCACCCTCGTGCGATAGGGAGATTATGGATCACCTCCATATTAACGGCGTAAAGCACTGGCCAGGAATAAAGCAGCATTACTGATCGCCCAGGTGTCCCGCTGGCGACGTAGGCGTTGCTCCGTCCGTTTGTTGTTCTTGATTTCCTGCTTCAACTCGATCAATGATCCGGAGGCTGTCTCCAATGAGCTGGCCTGCTCTTTCACTAAGCTCTCGGCCTTCTCCAATTCTTTCCCCTGTTGATCGTTGATATTCCTGAGCTCGGCTAATTCCCTCGCCCGTTCTTCGTTGATAATCTTCAAGTCGGCCAATTCCTCGCCCTGCTTGATCGTTAAGCTCTGAGCTTCGTTCAAGGCTAAGTTTGAGTTCTTGATTGAGGCGTCTGCTTCTTTCAAGTTCCCTTTGAGTTCGTTCCAGGCGCTCAACGGCACGCTGATAGTTTGCTCTTGCGGTAAAGTACCCGTCAAGGAGCTGGCATGCACTAAGGACGAGCAACAAACAACAAGCACCAATAATGCAGCGCTTAACAGTAATCTGACGTTTAAGCGCGTAGACGTAGTCTTTGATCTGCTCATACATATCTAGCCCCCTATTTAATCACGATCGGACCAGCGCGCAGCGTAGCCGCGAACGTCCACGTGAACAAAGTCTTGATCATAATAACGACCGATGCCGTCGGCGCCGCACTCTTCAGCAATAGCGGCCAAGTAATCGACATCGATCCCGTCATAGGTTATATCGGCCGCCGTACCCTCTACATGCTGAGAATTAGGCACGCCCCCGACTTCCGCATTATGCTCTGGGCAACGATAACCACTGTTGATATATAACGGAACACCTAAACGTTCACGAATAGCGTCTAATAGATCTACTAAACGCTTATCGATGATATGATCTAATACATTATGGCCGTAGCCGTCGCTTTCATGACGCTCACACGTACAAGCGAACTCGTACTCTTCAAAGTATTTACCAATAGACATATAAGATCTCCTTTCATAATAAAAGAGGGCCACGAATAGCAGCCCTCATATAATACATTATTTTTTTAACACGCCATCAAGTCTGGATCGTACAAGATCCAGAAGGCCTGCGATCGTCTGATTTCCACCGTCCCGCATATTCTCCAGGATCGAAAGAAATTCAACGCTCGCCAGATACAACCATACAAGATTAACAGCGAAGGCATACTGCCCCGCCATGAAATCGAAACACCAGGCGCCGGCAGTCGCTAAACAATACGTCAATACCTTTGTTACAAAGGGCTTTCTCATATGTTTAGAGGATATAAGCCCCTTTCCCCAGGCTGCAGGGATCGCTAAGTACTTGTCAGATCCGCTGATGTTTTCAGGACTAGCCCCAAGATCAACCAGCATCTTATAACCGATCGCTGACCATTTCGTTATAAGATCTAAAAAGACAAGCAATATAAAGATCCCTAAGACCTGAACATGCTTCAACCCTAAAATGTAAATACCGACTTCAGCCACCACAGCCAATAGAGCCTTCATAGCGAATGACTCTGTAAGCATTCGCCACGCTTCGCTCAAAAAGTTTGTTAATTCTTGCATTGTCGCTCCTTTCCCATAGATTATAGATGATCGACTGCATCGCCTGCACTAATATATTTATGCTCGCTATCAGACCATTCAATCCGGGAGGACTGGAACCAAACATCTGCTGTTCCATATTCAATGCTGCCAAGTTTTACAGGCGTGCTATTATTATCACCATTAGCGAATGTAACCTTTTGAGGAGTTTCCACCATGATAGGAATATTACCAATCGCATGGCCGTTTTTATCTATAAAACTACCATTCCCTGTTTCAGGTCTAACTTTCCTACTCGTTTTGATTAAGATACTATCAATTTCAGATACTAACCATTTACCAAGCATTTTAAGGACATTATGTCCAGTGAAGTTTGTTACATTGATTTCTAAATTGCGACCAAACAACTCATATTTAACGCCGTTCTCTTCGTATGTATCATTCGGAGTTCTTCCAGCTTCATGGAAGCCAGGGATCGTCACTTCCCCAACTTTATCACCAGAGAAGTTATGATAAGTAAGTACCACATCATCTGCAGCAAGAGGTTCAATCGTAACACTACCGGATCCGTTGTCGCCAATTTCATAAGAAATATCGACGTCGGCAACTTTGACAGTATAATGCGGTTCACCTTCAACAGCTACAACGCGCTGCCCTTTTAAGACAGTTGGAACCTGTAGAGTTTTAAATCCTACACGAGGGAACGTTTTTCCTAGATTGGTAATGATCGCGTACAATACGTCAGAAATAGCGGAGGACTTGCACCATACGTTACCTTGAAGCAATAGAGCACGAGCCTCGTCAGCAATTGCGCCAGCTTTCAAGGACTCGATCCATTGAGCTTCAGTGCCTTCAAAGCCTAGTGATTGCGCAATCTGGAACGCGCTTCTACCATCGTCACCGTTACGACCATTCACGCCATCTTTACCTTGAAGGCCAGGGATCGACACGTTCAAATTAATAGGCGCCTCACCTAAAGTTAATAAAATTTCTTGAATAGTTTTTGTTTCAGCCATGATAAATCGCTCCTTTACTAATGCATAGATACATCATGAATTATATTTAGATCGCCCATGATCAACTTATACGTTAGATCACCAGCGACCAAGAAAACATCATACTCGGCCTTAGTATAGGCCTTTTCAATTCTCAGGGTTTCCTCTTTGGAGATCGTAACCATGATCGTCTTATCTACGATCGTCGTTGACGCCTCACAAAGGAGCTTACCTTGCTTCGTTCTAACCTTGCATATAGCGCTAGCCGCGGACAGATCCACGCCGTCATTGATCGTGTATGCCCGCCGCCAATCTTCCCCAATATGCATGGTTTCATTTTCTCGCCGTACTAGATCCATATAACCTCCTTACTTGCGAACAGCAATGCATAGAACATATAACGAGCCGATCCCGGTCACAACTAGATTTCCATAATTCGTATCTCCGCCAGTAATACTTGCAGAATAAGCCGCACAACGATCATCATAGTCAATGCCAGCATTAACGCCGTGATCATAACTTTTATGAGATAAGAATGTGGAGAATTGTATTTTTAAAGTAGTAGGCCTGTAGTTAAATCTAGCCTCTTCACGACGCCATTCATCCCTAGACCAATTCTTCTTAGGAATGTTATATCCAACAGGTACATAAACACAATCGTCGCGTTTATACCCATTAGGCACAGGGAGTTTATTTCCGTGATAAACGGTATAAACCTCTACTTTTAAATTTTTAACTTCAAAGCCAGACTGGAAGATTGACTGTGCGTCGATCCTAGAGCCCGTAATATTAACGCCGCGGATGTTACCGTTTGCGTCAACGCTAAATGTATTGGACGCGTTCTTGATCGTAGTACCCGTGATCGTGCCGCCCTTTAATTCCCCTACATTAGCCGTGATCGCCGATAGGCTATCCACCTGCATTTTATCGGCAGTAACAGCCTTGGCCTGAAGCATTTTATTTGTGATGATATTGTCGTCAAATAAAGCCTGGCCGGTAACATGAAGCAAGCGGCCATCAATACGAGTTCCCGCAGGCGTAAGATTGATCCTGCTTACGATTTCAGATCCTGTTAGGCTATTGAGCGCATTTGTAACCTTCACCTCAACACCACCAGCAACCTGCGTTATTTGAGTTGATAGGTTCGTGTTTAGATCTGATAAAGAACGTTGAAAACCTTTTGCTTGATCTACTAATTTCGAGCTAAGGCCAGACACACCAGACTTCACAGTTCCGACTTCATTAGATAGAGCTTTGACAGCACGATCCATGTCGGCAATTCCTAGATTTTCAAGATCTAGAAGATCCTTGTCAATTTTAGCTTTAACGGTAACGTTGGTCGCAGCAGATCTCGGACCTTCGCCGAATATATCCACATAAGCAACCTGGACGGAATACACGCCAGCATCTAAAGGAATACTCATGGCGTTTGTAGACGTGAAATATACAGTATTATCAACGTATACATTCGCGCCCCTACAGCCAGGAGGGATCATCTGGAATATAACGCCGATCCCGTTAAGATTTCCCGTCAATTTGACGTTGGTCGGCATAACAGGAACAGGAACGTTATATGTTAGCTCAGCAGGCGCCCCATAGCCCTTAGAAGGGTTATGCGCGTATAGGTAAACCTTACCGCTTCGATCGCTAAGAGTTCCACTATAAGTTGTATTATTACTTCTACCGATCATGCCGGCCGTTTGACCGGTACGAGTATCAAGGCGCAGCTCGTAGAAATCAACGTCAGCGTTTCGCACTTCAAGCCAGTTGAAGTTAGCTTTATCACTAAAGGAGATCGAGAAGCCCTGCGGCGCATTTGGTACTTCCGTTTTCATGGCCACAGTAATGCTTTTAGATACACCCTGGGATGTATTCCCGTGGACGTCTTTCACTATAGCCTTCACTTCATACGTATGGCCAAGTTCGCAACCGCTAATCGAGATCTGCCCGTTGCCGGATCCGCCATATTTCCACGCAGCAGATCCTTCACGATACCAAAGCTCGACCGTATCGAAGCTATTAATCTGCGGCACATCGAACTGAGCCACAACGTCAAAGGATAATACACCATTCCCGATCTTGTAATACTTTGTATATAGAGTTAGATTGCTAACTTCCGGGATATAATAAGGCACGATCTTATATTGGTATTCCTGGACCTCATCAAGGCCCTGCTCGTTGCTACCGAATAAGTTCATGGAGGTGAATTTTAAATAGATCGTCTTATTGATATCTTCTTTCCTGTACGGGTACCGGAATAAAGCCTCATCAACGCGGACAAAACGCTCCCCGGCACTATGATCGATCGCCTTAGTCCCGTATTGGCCACGCACTAAACCTTTGAGCGTATACCAATTATCAGGATGCACCTCAACCGCTTCATAACTAAAGGCCTCACCATTAGTCCAGCATAAAGTGTTGGCGCGTTCAGCGTCTACATGCGTCGCCGTTTTTAGAACGCCTTGATTGATCGTGATATTACAGAAATCACCACCGGAAGCGAAGCCATACTTAGTGCGGCCCATACGGGCTTGTTGCGTTATGGATCCTATACGGCGATAGCTTTCACCGTTGTCAGATAGCCACACAGAACAGCCGCCCCAGCCACTAGGAGCGTTCACGCCTACGAATACCTGATTACCTCCAACGTCCCCGACCGTTTGGAAGATCGCGACATCGTTCACACTAGGAGCAGGCTGGTTATAATCGATAAACGGCCGTTCATTTTCATGAACGTTATACTTCGCAGGAGCATAGGTCCCCGGAGGTTTTCCTTCCGCCGTAATTTCAAGCTGCCCGTCTGCAGCTTCAGACACCGAAGTTATAACAACGATCTGCTCGCGTAAACCACAGAGCTCATCTGTAAGCGTTACAAGATCGCCAGGCTCTAAACGACAAAAAGCCCAATCAAGACGGAACGTGTACTGGTTCTTAGAGTACAGACGCTTCATGGCTAATTGTTCAGCGTAGTATTGAGCGCGGGCCTTCGTATATAGATAGTGGGCCGATTTCTTGGAGGCAGGTTTTAAGCCGTTCTTTTGAACGTCCGCAACTACCTCGAAAGCTACGGTCTCCTTCTCGTACCCATTGGCACGGTTTATAAATTCCACCGTAGCCTGGTTATACGTTTCAGAGCTATCCTTGCGCTTATACACGATCAACTGGCCATCGCTAGCCGGGATAAGATCGTCCGCCGTCAAATTGTATTGTATTTGATTGTACGGAGACCAGTCCTTGATCGGCTTATCCGCGAGAGGGACGATCTTCAGACGATCCGTGCTCCAGAATACAAGGCTATTTGTAATTTCAGCTATATCATTAATAACCGTTTGAGCTTTTGAGCTTTTAGAATCCGGAGGCGTACTGATAAGAATATCCGCCGCCTTACAATAATGCCTATAATGATCCAGGCCCTCTATATTTACGTCGTCAATACCGATCGACCGAAGGACATGGACAATATAATCGGCAGGGTTTACGTCCACGCCGTCGCCAGTTTCTAAGAGTTTCCCTTTGATCTCAAAATTGAACTGCGGCAAGCTGCCTTGTTCTCCTAGATCTACAACGCCGGCCATATATGCCAGGCCACTATAAGGAAGCGCCTTCTCCGGATGCTTAGATATTACATAAGGCCAGGGCTGCTGGCCATGTGCCCCAAGATAAGCTGTAAGCTCGATCTTCTCGTTTGGATAATCGTATATTTCCTTACCACGCCACACTTTACCGATCCCCTGAATAGGGCCTTCACACAAACCAATAGCGCAAGCCACGGTGTATGTATATGTGATCTCGGTATGTTTGGAACCGCCACCTTTACCAGTACGCGTCGTGCTTTTATGCTCGTACGGAGTAAAATCATCGTAATAAATAATGTTACCGCTAAGGCGTGTCGTTCCTAGAACCTCAGGAACAACTTCGCCATAGGATGCGGTGTTGATCATAAAATCGGCGATCATATCCGCACGGTTCGTGGTATTACGGCCACGGCTAAACAGGAAGCCCATTATTTATCCTCCTTTCTAAAACGATAAACAGCACGAAGGCGGCTCTTGCCTTTCGCATCATAAAACAAGACATCATCAACCGAAGATAAGATCACGCCTAGATCTACAAAAGCATGTATTACTAGATCGTTACCAATATAAATGGCGCCGTGAGATATACAACGCCCATATTGATATAGGAGGAAGTCTCCGATCCGTATGTCGTCGATAGGAACCTCATCGGCTACCTTTTGGACATACTTCAAATACTTTTCTTCCGATCGGTGAAGATGCCATTCATTCGAATAATTTTCAATAGCTAAGGCGTCGCGATCCATAAGACCGCTGTCCACCACAGCCGCAACAAGTAAATAAGAGCAATCGACACCAACGCCATGCACCATAGTGTTATTCTGATAAGGAGTCCCCAGCCACCGTTTAGCAGCAGCTGCGATCCTTTCGCCTGTTGTTGGTTTCATCGTATCGTCTCCTTCAACGGAACATAAGGCGTCGCCCGGTTCCTACTAAAATTATTAAACTTGTTTTTGCACGTTTCCGGCGTCTTATCACAACCAGGGTATATATAAGCTACATCTCCAACGCGTGGCGCCGTATTTGTAGCGCTCATATATACGATCCCGTTCGTGCTACTATCCATGATCTGCGTTGCTTGGCCAGCAAGCGGACCACTGATCCACTCCATACCGCCGGCGGTATAATAGCCAGCCGAGAAGGTCGTGTCTACTTGAACAGTATTCGTACCAGTAACAGCCGTTACAGTAACACGCTTTCTATACTTGGTAACATCAACCCCGCACTCTTTAGAGTAGATCGAATAAGGGCACTGCGGATAATAGCGCCTGTTTGGATATTCAATATTGAGCTTTTGCACTATAGACTTTGCGTTGATCTTCAGCAAGAAGCCGCCGCCTTGCGTAACCTCGCATATGCCATGAAATAGATCGATACACTCGATCACGCGACCTGCAGCGTCAAAAAACGCACGCCGGAGATTAAGCGTCGCACCATCAAGGCCACCATTATGAGCGACCTCTAAGACAGGAACCCCGCCGATCTGATCGTTCTGATTGGCCGTGATAGATACGCTTAATTTATCCACGCTAACCGTGCTGCTCGTTGAGATCTTCTCACGCGTTATAATAGGGCCGTCCCCTTTGTAGGTATGGCCCCCATAACTAACATCGGCATCCGTGTCCGCCCAGTAATACGAGATCCCGCTTTTTAGCTTTAGCTCGTACAGATCGCAGGACAGAAACGTTTGAGATGAGCTCAAATGAGCACCTAAAGCCTCGCTTACTTGTTTCACCTAAGATCACCTCACTGTTACCAATTTAAAACTTTTAGATTTGAAGATATCTTTATACACAATCTCGTCTGTATAATCACCGCTAAACATAACCTTCCAATAATAAATATAGTCGGCCGTAATAATAGCAGTAGGTGCAACCCTAACACCAGGCGCAAGCCTAATTACACCTTTATCAGAGACAGCGTTCACAGGGGATCCGTTCGCATAGAGCTTTAATTTCTCGATATGCGCTACAGGTTCCCTGAAATCGCCATACAACCGAACCGCCTGCCATTCAGACTCCGCACCAGTTCCAAGACGGATGCCCTTCTCTTCGTAGTCCTCTGGATCTAGCCAGAGGAACGGGATCGTGCCGCCTTTAACCGAAGCATAAAAACCCATAAGACGCTTATGTTCTTCTGGGCTAAGAATAGCGAATTCAGTCGTGATCGTGTACTGCGGATATTGCCACGTCGTCATTGTTCTGACGCGGCCGCTACCCGTGCGTTTAGTTTTTGTGTCCCATTTTTGCGCCTTCGTAGACTTCCACGCAAGGGTTTTTATATCTGGGAATTTGATCAGATCGGCCATATTACCACGTCCCTTCTTGAGCTACGAATTCACGATCCTGGTTCACAAAGAATTGACGCAAGGATCGTCCTGCAGAGTTTTCAAGCCAGTCACCAAAGGACTGCGCATCCATAGCGGACACATTAAATGTGATCCCGCTGCCAGCACCGCCACCAGCACGCATGATCCCGCTGCCTATTTCGTCATAAGTATTCTCGCTGAGAGGTAACACAGCTTCTTTATACTTACCTTCCCCGATTTCAGCATACGTGGATCCGTAGGCAACGCCACCGCTTGCCAGTTTAGGCAAGTCCATCTTGCCAGATCCTAAGGACGCGAAACTTGTCGCACCATTGGCAAGGGATAAAGTCGCTCCGGCTGTTGTATTGGCAGACCATGCAGCCATACCAGCCGCAGCACTAGCACCGAATGTGGCCATAGATACTTGTTGCGCTAAGGCAGCCCATGCTGGGTATTGAGCGTTAGCCGCCGCATTGCCAGTCGCAACTTGCTGAGCCGCTAGCATCTTTCCAAATACCGCTTGTTTGATCTGACCAGCGATCCATTGAGCCACGCTATCAGCGATCGTTTTCAATATTGCCTTTCCGAGGTTCTGGAACGTTTGCATTAACGTTGTAGTCCCCTGGATAAGACCAGAAATAGATCCTTGCAAGCTATCAAGGCCTGCATTCATAGCGTCAAATAGTACCTGCTGGCTGTTCATATGAGCGTCAAACGCGGCCTCTTTATATTCATCCAGTAAACCTTTTATAAGATCGTTATGTTGCTGTCTAGCTATATACTCATCACTAAGAGCAACCTGCAACGCCTCGAAGTTTTGCGTGCGCATAGCTTCGTCGATCTTATACTTTTCATTGACTAGATCCTGATGTTGTTGTAAAGCCTTTTGGCTATACTCACGTTGAAGGGCTAACAGCTCCTCATTTTTCATGGCTTCATAGGAGATCTGACCGTCGGCGCTTATACTAAACGCGATATTGCGTTCTTTTAGCGTCTCTATATGCTTTTGCTGCTGCATCGCATCCATTTTTATGAATTTATCTTGCATTTCAGCATAACGGTCCTCGATCTCATCGATCGAATCGGCGTAATCTTTCGCAAGTTGCACCGCAGGAGATACAGAGCCAGTGCTGTCCTTATCGGCAGTTTTAAACGCGAAATTCTTTTGCATATCGCGAATATCGGTCTCGATCGCCCGGAGCTTCGCCATTTCCTCTTGCTTGGCCTTGATACGTTTATCGGCGTAAACTTCATCAAGGAGCTTCAGATCTTCCTGATAGTTTTCGTTGGCAGCTTTGGACTTTTCGAGCTCTTCGCGTTCCTTCTTATATTGAAGCTCGATCAGCTCGACCTGGTTCCCTTGCATTTCAAGGAACGACTGCAAAATTTGCTCGTGGATCTGCTTTGCTTCTTTTGCTAGATCCTTTCCGCTACCTTTACCACCGCCGCCACCTTTGCCACCGGAACCTTTACCGCCGCCGCCGGATCCGTAGTCGCCGCCACCGCCGCCACCACCTCCAACGTCAAGATCGGAACCTCCACCGGAGAGGCCAGATGTGATCTGCCCCATAATATCGCCGGCAGTATTAACAATATCTTGCGCGCTTTCAGCAGAAATAGTGTCAACTTGCTGGATAGCAGTAAACGTGCCACCGAAGAACTTCGCAACCTTGTCGCCTACGCTGTTAAGTTTAGCGATAAGCCAGTTCAAAGCCTCGATAATTTTATTTACGCCCCAAACTGCAGTGTGTACGATCGTAGAAAAGACAGAGGACAACGTGCTGCCAAAGCCGTTACTTGCAGCCGCAGCTGTAGCAAAGACCGTTATAAGCGTTAAGATTACAGATATAAGCAACCCTACAGGGTTAGCTTTCATAACAACGTTCAAGATCCTCTGAGCAGCAGCAGCAGCAAGCGTTCCACTTCGTAACGCTATATATATACCACGCAAAGCAACCATCCCGCCGGATAGTACGGCAGTCGCCGCAGCAGTTCCAGCCATAGCCGCACGCAATACGCCCATCGCAACAGCGTGGGCTTTTGTTGCAGCAGCGGATGCAAGCTCTACAGTTTTAAGCGCGACAGATTTCACTGTTAACGCAGCTGTCTGCGTACTACACAAGATCAAAGTCGCCTTATATCCAACAAAAGCGGCAGTAACGCCAGCAATAGCAACAGCAACAGCAGGCATGCTTGTTATAAAGAGCTGCGCAAAACTAGATACAATGCTTCTGGCAGTATTAATCACTACAGACAACGCACTGAAAGCGCCACGGATCGTGGCAATAGATACTTGAGCTGCAGCAGCTACCACCTTAAAAGAAAAAGCCAGTTCGTTAAGTGCTCCTTGAAGCAGATCCGAACTGGCCATATTTCCTATTTCTTGCATCACAGGCGCGAAGGCCGTGATTAAATCATTTTGTAATTGAGTACCGATATCCTGGAAGGTAAGCGGGATCTCCGCGAACTTCTGGTTCGTTTCCTCGGCACTATTAAATAGCGCATTTTTGATAATATCGGCAGTGATAAGGCCCTGAGAGGACATTTCCTTCAATTGACCAACAGACATGCCCATCTCCTGCGCAATAGACTGCGCGAGCATTGGAGCGTTCTCCATGATCGATCGGAACTCGTCACCCTGGAGCTTACCGCTGGCCATAGCCTGCGTCAATTGATACATAGCGGAGGTCGTCTCTTCAACGCCAGCGCCGGCAATTTTAAATTGCTTGTTCAGCTGCTCCACAAAGTACACGGCCTCGTCATTAGAGGAGAAGGCGTCCTTTGCAAGTAGGTTCAGTTTGGCCACGCTATCCGCCATGTCCAAATAAGATCCGCGCGAACGATTAGCCGCAGCGGCGATCTTATCCATGATCTCGGCAGTAGACTGGCTGCCATCATTTATTAGATCGATACGAGCACGCAACTGCGTGAGCTGATCCGTTGTTTTGATAGCGTTTACAGCCATGTCTTTCAGAGCACGACCAGCGGCCTCGATACCGATTGCAGCACCAGCGAACGCAGCGCCACTTTTAGCGGCATCCATAAGGCCTGGAATTTCAACCCCGAACACCTTATGAGCTTTAGCCTTAACCTGATCCAGGGAAGCACTGATGCTCTTCCCTAAGGAGTTCTCAGCCTTTCGAGCGACACGATCAAGAGCTTGTTCCGCGCTATTAGATGAGCCTGTGATTTTAACATTAATTTGAGAATCGGCCATACTTTTATAGCTCACCTCCTGCCTGTCTAAATTCTTCCATGAATAACTTCTCCTCGGCCTTGCGTTTGGCTACAGACATAGGATGCAGCTGTTTCATAATATCCTCAACTTGCAGCCTTTTATTGCCAGCAATATGAACATTCGTCATGACACAAGTGAAATATGCCTGCCTACGATCCTCGATCTCAGATCGTAACTCATACCCTTCTATTAATTTGTAGTATTCCATAGGGCTTAGGTTCCTAAACTCCCAGGGCTTCAAATTTAAAGGGCCATAGGCCATGCGTTCCGCTTTAGTTATCCATAAATTAAAAGAAGGGGACGTGTAGTCCCCTCCTAGTTTTTTGAGTCGATCACCTCAGCCTCAGCCGCGGCTTTTGCTTGATCGTCTGCTTCTTCTGGGAATAAAGCATAATAAGCAGCTTTACCGAATACACCGCTACCGATCAGAGCTTGGACAACTAATTGAACGAGATCGCTGTATTGCACAGAGCCCTCGTCAAATAGCGTTTGTAGTTGATCCTGATAGAAGATATAATCGCGTTTCTTGCCATGTTGCTTCATACCTACGACAAATGCAGTGATAAGCTGATTGAACGTCATAGTCCCGCTTTGAACAGCCTTGAAGATCGGCTCGCCCCATAATTGTTCAAGTTCAGCGATACGTCCAATATTAAAGAAGATCGTCTCGCCAGGGCTAAATAGATCACATGTAATTTTTTTCATGAGTGCGCACTCCTAACTATTTTAAATTATGGTTTTTTCAATTCAGATAAAGGACCAGCACCGTTTAAGCTGCCTTTGTATGTAGCTACATCGTCATGCGGCGTGTTCAAGGACAATTCAGTGATGGAAGCTAAGCCTGTCATATAGGACTTATCAGGATATTCAAACTTGAGATGAACAAGATCGTCATTCAAAAACGCTTTTTCTAAGAGCTGCAAGCTCTCCTCGTTTGGCATAAGAAGCGTTTCAAGATCGATGGACCATTCCTTCAAACCAGGGATTGTATATTTCCAGCCGCCGGAGTTCTTGTTAGATGCGTCGATAGAGTCGGCCTTACGAGATACGTCGCCGGATCGTTGGCCACCTAAGAGGAGCCATTCCGCGCCTGTAGTTTCGTCGGTGCCTGTATTTAAATAAATAAGATAATTTTTGCCAGCCGTAGGCATAGCAGCCTGAGCTGGTTTGTATAGTTTTTTAGCTGTAGCAGATGGTGCCATATTAGAAAATACCTCCGTTAGTTTTTTCTTTTAAATCAATAAGGCTCATAACAAACCTATACTGCGTCCCGATTAAGGGACGTATAGAGTCATGATCGCCTATTTTACTTGTACATTTCAGATCGATAATTTGAAAGCCGCAACTTTGAAGGACGCACGCGTCTGGATCTAGTTCACCACAACGCGTCCGAAGATCATTCATGATCACCTCGAAGCGATCCTCCAGATTGGCCAGAAGCTCATAACCTACGGCCATGTCTGGGTTAACGTTACGCCCCCATACTTCAATATAAAGTTCTTGTTGCAGCTCGGACTGGATCGCGTTATCGCCTGGCGTGGTTTCGCCACGGATAATCATGATCGTGCCGCGCTCGTCAACGCCTGCTGCTTGCGGGCGCATAGCCCCAAGCATGACATCAAAGCCGGCGCCACTATCTACAATGGCCTTCTTGATATGCTGCATTAATTCAATCCACATATTACCCCCTGAAGATCTCAACTGTACGGTAACGCGCGTACTTTTTAGGATCGCCCGTCAATTCTTCCGGCGTGATCTGTTTTTCAAGGACAGAAATGCGTTGATCGAAATAAGACAGCTTTTTACTGTAGAAGTCGTCCGTCGATCCATCGCGCGTATAAGCACCAGGGAGAGCATACGCCTTGTCTATACATACTGAACGGTAGATATAGAGCGTTACCAGTTCATCAACCAGGAAGCTCCTCACAATGTCGCCCTGTTCTACGCCTAGACGTTTAGCGAACGCATACAACCCCTGCTCCGCACGATCTACATGTGCCTGCAATACCTCCTTACCTAAGAGTTCGTCGGTAAACTGCAGATCCTCATAAACATATAACATAATAAGCCTCCTATAGTTCTAGTTTGATCTCGCGGACCGTATCGCCCAGCCAGCGGCTGCCCGTAATATCCGTTAAGGCTGTATTTGTAGCCTTAGCGAAGATCGAGAAAACGTCGCCCCGTTTACGTTCTAGCGCTTCATATAAGAACGGATCCGCTTTCGTACCAGGATGGTGAACTTCTTTCGCGAATAAGAAGCCGTTACCAGCTATAGGCGCCCAGCGTAAATAATGTTTACGCTTTGGTTTAATAACATGCGGCCGCGTTCCATTATGGACAAACGGCCCATAAGGAGCGGCATGTTCATCGATATATACGGTCCCTACATTGACACCGTTATCAAAATTGAACTTAGCCTCGACCGCACGCTCTAAACTAGCAGTCCTGGAAGTAAAGGCATGAGTCGCCTGAGCCTCCTCTTGTACCATAAAGGTGCTCGATTTTACGGCCTGTCTCAACCGTCGCTCGAACACCTCGCCCGGCAACATGATTAATCCTCGGCTTTCTTGCTGCCTTTTTTAGCCGGAGCTTTCTCAGGCTCGTCTTGATCTTCAAGATCCTGAACGACGAAGCCTTGATCAACTAAAAGGTTAGCTTCGTATTCGGAAGCCACATATTGAACCTCATTAAATCTTACTAATCTAATCATAAGAAACTCCTTTCAGAAATTATGCGCCAGTATTTACGCGGATAGAAGCGAAGCGTTGTTCAGGGATCCACAAATCGTGGTATTTACGATAGTCGATCTTCCAAGCGTCGCCACTTTGGTTAGTATCTGGATCGAAAACGCGAACCTTATCAGTTTTAGAAACAGCGATCGGCGCACGTTGCGGCATAATGATCCAGTTGATATCTTTCGCCGCAGTATCGGCTTTGAAACCGCCCGCTTGTTGGTTTGCAGTTTTACCGTCTGCGAATACGTATGCTGTTTTCATACGAGCAGATGGCACACCCAAGATCGGAATTTCATTAAAGGATTTAACCTTAGTGTCAATAGCACCAGCGCGGAACTGAGTAACATCCAAGTATTTATTGAATTTATCGGCGTTATTCAAGATCGTGCGTAACTTAGTGGACATTACGATCACCAAGCCTTCATCTTCACCGATAACGTCTTGAATTTCAGTGATGTCAGCTTCTAGCTTTTCCAAGATATTCGCAGCTGTAGGAGTAAACGCAGCTGTTGTTCTGTTTTTAGCTGTAGCAAGCGCTGCAATCTTGCTATAACGATATGCGTCAATTTCAGGAATAACTTGTGTACGTTGGAATTCACCCATAACTGTGCCAGCCGTAGCGACGAAATTAGTCTCGTTTACATCCATAGCGTCAAGGGAGAATGTACGGCCGCGATCTTGCGTCATTTTGTAAGGCGTGAATTTCAAAGTAACGGATCCACGATTGAAACCTTCATCGCGGTCATACTTTGCTAAGCCTTGCATAGAGATTTCAGGAATATGAACAGTATCGCCACCGTCATATTTAACTTGGCCAGCATTCGCCTCCATAAAAGCGGATGTTGCACCAGCGAGCATTTGAGCGTCGAGAACAGTTTGGAACTGTTGGGAATATTGAAGCGTATTAATTGGCATTGATTAGCCCTCCATTTCAAAATAAACTAAATTTTTACGCCAGCCGCAGCTGCGAATTCATTCATGATAGAGTCAGCAGATGCACCAGATCCACCTTGACCACTGCCAGGATTGCCTGCAGCTTTAACAGCCCAGGTTTTACCTTGCAACCATTCAGCAGTTCGATCCTGGATCGTGCCGATCGTGCCGTCCTCTTTCTGATAACCATAAGAGCCATCCTCTTGCACTTTTATGTCATTAGCGACCAGCCGTGCGAATTCTTGCGGATCTACCGCGTTCGCCTTAGTAAATGCGTCGAGCGTTTGCGCCATGATTTCAGATTGAATGCGTTTAGCCTCGGCTTCTTTTGCCTTAGTTTCAGCAAGCTCGAACTTCTCGCTCATAGCTTTTAGTTGCTTTTCAAGAGTTTTATATTCCGGAGAGTTAGATCCAGTATTGGCCCCTGCCGCCTGTTCCAACTCGGACACGCGAGTGCTTAGAGTATCACGTTCACCTGTTAAGGCGGTAATTTGGCCCTGTAGCTTTTCGCGCGTAGTTTTCGCTTCATTATTAAGACGGGACGTCTCCCCTTTAATAGCAGCGATAAGATCCTGTCCGTTCTCCAGATTTTCGAGTGCTTGATAAACTTCCGCAATGTTCATGTTTCAACCTCCGTATTACATGAGAATAAAAAATATATATGCAACAGGCCTCCGCCTGATCACACCAATAAAAAACGCCCGATCGTCACACACGATCAGGCGCGATATAAAATTACTTTTCAGGCTCGCGGACCTCGTAAGGTTCGCTCGTCCAGTTATATGCATGGTTTCGCCAGGAGGCGTCGCCATTTAATACTTGCTTTCGACCATTTACACCTAAAAGCACTTCTTGATCGCGTTTAGGTAGAGATCGGATGTAAGCCAGCCCTGCTTGATCCACGTTGCTATGCTGCTGGCTAAGATCTACGTCAAGATCGGTCATAGGCTGGATATGGCACATACAATGAGGATGCGCCGGAAGGCGCGGGAACTTATCCTTAGGATATACGCCCTTACCCAGGCCATACAGATCGGCGTTGGCGTATAAATCACAGATATCAAACCGAGGATGTCGGCTCGATAGCTTCCATTTGAAAGCGACTATATCTGGATCGTTCATATACCGGCTCATTTGGCCGTCGGCGTAGGCCCTAGCGTTTTCAGTACGAGCGATCCGCTCGGCATTGTAACGCGTCTTTTCTTGGATCGCCACGTCTATGGCGTTTTCAAGGCGGGCCTCGTTACCTTGATCTACAGCGTCGATCAGATGATTATAAGCAGCGCGAACACCAGGCGTCGTCAACTTGGACACCTGGCGTTTTACATTACGTATAATTTCACGTTTTGCGGCTTGGCTTTCCGGCGTATTATCGGGCATAAAGGGTATTTTTTGCAGATCCTTTATAAATTTAGGTAGATCAGCTTCAGGAATAACCCCGCCGTCACCATAGCCAGAAAATAAAGATCTAGCCATTGATCGGACGCCCTGGTTTTGTTTTAAAGAGCGGCTAATAACAGCCGCCACTTCTTCCTTGATGTTTTTAGAAGATCGATAAAGGCGCCTGGATAAGTTCAAACCATCCTCGGCCCAGCTGTCCGCCATAGCCTCAGAAATGCTTTTACTTGGATAAGGAACCTCGTCACCATAGCCGGCCATAAAGGTATTTACTAGTTCGTATCGTAACGTTGGCTCCATAAGCTGCATTACAGGATATTTCTTATATGCCCGTTTAACCGCAGCCTTAGGATCGTGTCCTTCTTTAAGCAGGCGTTTAACCTCGGCCTCGAAGTTATCGATCGCCCGGTCTATTTCCCGTTGCGTCCGCATCTACATCCTCCTCTTCATCGGCGCCGCGATAAGTAAGATCCTGTTCACGACGCTGCACGGCTTCTTCTATTTCCCCGATAATTTGATCGTATTCTTCAGGCTCTAGGTTTGGAGCATAGCTGTCTAATACCTTACGGCCAGTTTCAACCAAAAGCGTATTACTGCCGAGGTTAAGATCTAGAACAGCCTGAGACTGCGCGATCGTATCGGACACATCATTAATCTTGAAGTTTCTAGGATAGTCGCATTTATAATCGACACTAGATCCTGTCCACAACTCAAAAAGTTCTATGATGTCCTTCTCCGCACCCTCACATTGTACAGAGAAGTCAGCAAGGCGCTGGTTCGTACGTTCGAAATCCCACTGCTTAGCAACCCCGGACTTCGCCTCTTGTACGCCTATAACAGAGTTGATCCCGGATAAGCGATACATATCGTCCGTAAGCGTTTTAATGGAGCTCATAAGGATCTCAGCCGGGCCACGATCAGGAGCGATAAACCCAGGAGAATGAGAGGACTCAGCAGGATATAGCAAGACATTGTTAGTCCCTAAAGTAATATCAGCTGCGCCCTGGCCATTATCCGGCAACGTAAGCGTGCTGAAAGTTTGCATATTCAAGATCTGCGTCAATAAAGAGCATTGATGATAGATCTGCTTGTTGGTTTTAGCTATAGACAGGAACTCAGGCGGTGGAAGAATATCCGTCTTCTTGCTGCTACGCCCGAACCATTGAACCACCGGCACACGGCCCAAGTTATGATCGCCACGAGCGATCGTTTTCCCCTCCACGTCGCGGACGATCCAGTCCATCTTAGTCCATGTGTGATATTGGATCACAGGCTCTTCTTTTTCATTAAAGACCGTGGACTTGTAAGAAAAACGCTCCAGCTCACCTATATCGCTCACCAGCCAGTCATAGACGTTCTTAGGTTCGATCGCGTACAGATAAGGAAGCTGGCGTTTAGATACTACATCCGCCATTGTTTCGCCTATCTCGGCCACGTTGTCAACTAAAACATACATAACCCCATAGAGCTTAGATTGCGTTGCATTAAAGCGCATAAACTCTTGAAGCGTAGTCCCAAGTCGATCGACGTTCTTCATAAAGACTTCTAGCTCCGCGCTTCCCTCGTTGTAATCGCGGGAGATCTCGTCTTTGAAGATCGGATCCACGCAGGCGTTCAAGATCGGCGCTGTATGATTTAAGTAATAAGCTAGTTCCTGTCTGAAAGCGTAGTTTTTAGCATCTTCTCGTGGATGCTTAGGCAAGGCACCACCGGAGGAGAACATCCCCGTGCCGTAATAAGCGTCGTGAAGTAATTCATACTCCCATTCGCGCATATTTGTTGTACTAGTCGTCGCCATATTCCCTCCTTTAGTAAATATTGGTACGCGTAGACTGATAAACCGGCGCTGTTAGCTTTTCAGCCACGCCCGTGAGAGCGTCCGCAGCGTCGTCATGTTCGTTTTTACCTTCCCTTTGATAGCGTGTAACAGCCTTATAAAATTCAGGCCACCGATCCGCCCAGTTTACAGGGAAGTATATATGATCCATAACCCATGTTGCATTGGATAGGATCCGGGCTTGTTTGTTTTTAGATTGATGGAACGGAACCACCTTCGTGTAGTTGCTGCCATACGTATCGCGCAGGCGTTGGACAACCTGACGAGCGAACCCGCGGCCGCCGTTATTGCTTTCTATATCGGCAATATTAACCGCGTTACGGTAAAACATATCGGCAACCTCTGGCTCAGTATGTTCCATGCTAGCCCTAGAATATACGACGTCCAGAATATAGGCTTCTTTGTTGTATACGCCGTATGTGATACTAGCAAGCCAGTCGTCGCCAGTATCGGCTGTATCCGTATAGTTTTTAATAACAGAAAAGAGCGGCTCCCCGTTCTGATCACAAGGAACACGCTCATAAGTTTTGAGATTTGAATATAAGACGCCTTTAAGATCTATCGGGATTTGCTGATAGTTGGCGCTGGCTATATCTTCACCCATAGCGCGGCATTTCTCCATATAGCTGTCATAAGACAATACGTCATCGCACAGCATGGATCCGTCGTCCTGAAGGGCTTTCATAGTAATAACCTTGGCCTTATCACCAAAGTGCTCGATCGCACGGCCCGCAAGATCGTCAGAGGCCCATCGCGTCATAATAATTATGATCTTCCCGCCTTCTTCTAGGCGAGATAACATTGTATTAGTAAACCAGTCCCAATGCTTGGCCTTCGTATTTTCGTTATACGCCTCCTCGGCATTCTTGATAATATCGTCAATAATCAAGATCGTGGCACCGAAGCCCGTCGCAGTACCACCAGGAGAGGTGGCCAGATAGTTATTATAACTACCTTCAAGGGACCACATATCCATTGAAGCGTCGCCACGCTTGATCCTAATATTCGGGAATATATCCGAATACACGATCCGATCGGCGTCGGCTTTTATTTCCTGGATATCATTTCTTACGTTCTTGGCGAACGTAGTGGACAAGGTCGTGTTATACGATCCTGTCATGATCTTTTCAATAGGGTTTTTACCCAGGATCCACTTCACGGCCATCTGAGCCGTGCGACTTTTACCATGACGCGGCGGCATATTGATGATTAACACCTTAGCGTCTGGATCCTCATAGAACTCCTGGATCGTGTTACAAAACTCAACCAGATAGTCCCGGTCCTTTTTGTAGAAGTCCGGAGCCTGTAGGTGGCAATAATAAAAGAACTCCCGCCGGGCTAGCTCATATTTAAGCTGCTGCAGGAGATCAGGCGTGAGCTTCATATTCTCACCCCTCTTTATCTATTAGCTTCTTTATATCTTCCGTACTAATACCCTCCAAAGGGTTCTGGATCTGGGTATTTACATCCATTTCAGTCTTATCCGTTTGGCCTAGATACTGTTTGCCCAAGAAGATCGCCATTGCAGCAGATCGTTCCGCCAGCTTAAACTGCGTCCGGCGTAGTGAAATCTTTCCGCCCTGACTAAACGTTTTAAAGCACTCCGCAAAAGTTGTCTTATAGGTACGTTTACACCAGCGCTCGATCGTGTCGTCGCTGCAATTAAAAAAGCCGGCAATCTCTAACAGCGTACACTGCAGATTGCACAGCTTCTCAAACTGAACCTTATCGATTTCTTTCAGCGGCCTGCCCATTTTCTTTTTACTTGCCATAGACTACACCTCCGCTTTTAACTCCGTATAAGAGAAGTCCATGCCGCCACGGATGCATGTTACATTTTCGTTGCCCGTATGCTTGATATAGCGCTCAACAATAACGTCACAGAACCGAGGATCTAATTCAATACAGCGGCACTTGCGCTTCAAGTTTTCGCAAGCGATCAAAGTGGATCCGGAACCACCAAAAGGCTCAAATACAATATCACCAGGCTTGGAGGAATTGATGATCCCGCGTTCACATAAAGCGATCGGTTTCATAGTAGGATGCTCAGCATTACGGGACGGCTTATCGATACGCCAGATTGTATCTTCAGACGTACTCGTTACGCTTTCAACCTCGAAGCTCGGAACCTTGATCGTGATAGTATCAAGATCATTCGTAAAGGAGATCATATATCCACCATCAACAGGGACTGCTTCAAGGAGCTTTGCGTCGTCGATCACCGTGGACTTATTGCGGCCACCGTAGAAGTTATGACTTGCGCCAGGCTTCCAACCATACAAGATCGGCTCATGCTTCCATTGGTAATCTTGGCGGCCCATAACAAACACATTCTTGATCCACACCAAGCACTGCTTTAAAAGTAAACCAGATAGGCGAACATTCTTCCTGAAGCTCTCGCCGTAGCTATCAGCATGACAAATATAATAGGCACCGCCAGCTTTTAGCTTTTCATGGATCACAGAGAACACGTTGTATAGGAAGCTATCAAACTCCTCGTCAGACATATCGTCGTTCTCGATCGTGAGACGATCGGCGGTTTTACCTTCATACGCTACATTGTATGGCGGATCCGTAAAGACCATATCGGCTTGTTCCTCGCCCATAATAGCGTTTGCAGTTTCGATCAAGGTAGAATCGCCGCATACTAATTTATGATCGCCCAGGATCCACACATCGCCAGGCTGCGTTATAACCGGCTTAATTTCTTCATCATCGCCAGATAGGTCGTCATCGTCGTCGCCAGGGCTAGGAATATCCATATCAAAACCAAAGGCATCCATCTCAAGATCGTAAATGCCGTCCAATTCAATATTTAATTTCGACATATCCCAGGCAGCGAACTCGCTCACCTTATTATCTGCCAGCCTAAAGGCCTTAACTTGTTGATCCGTAAGATCGTCAGCCACTACACACGGAACCTTTTTCAACTTGAGTTCCAGCGCTGCTCTATATCGAGTATGGCCAGCAATAATGATCCCGTCCTTATCAATTACGATCGGAACCTTGAATCCGAACTCACGGATCGAATTCATGACAGGCGTCACAGCTGCGTCATTATTCCGCGGATTGTTATCATACGGCTTTATGTCCGTAATATTTCGTTCTGTAATATTCATTTTAAAACACTCCTGTTACTAGACTTATACCGGTTATGTTCCTTACGCATTACGCAACCTTCATATTTTCGCGCGTTATCAGACGTAAAAAAAGCGCGGCAGTATTTATCGATCGTGATAAAATTTGCCCCGCAGTAACCCTTTTTATTGTTCAGGCACTTCAATGCCCGACATTTGATCTTTGTCATTTCAGTGCCCTTTCAAGATAAAACAAAAAAGCCCAAACACACGGGAGAGAGCGACCATGTGTCTGGACTTTTTCGCAGGTAGTTAGAATGTCAGTATTCGCGTCGAATGGGTAAAAGCCTAAGGAAGTAAAAACATTATTCGACACTAATAGTTTACACTATGTAAACTGTAATGTAAATGAAATGTTTTTGCAACCTTTTGTCAAGCGGCCTGAACTCCCCAAAGTAATATACTTACGTCGTTCTCGGCTCTTTCAAGATAGTTATAGACCGTCCGCTCTGATACGGATTTTGAAACAGCCAGATCTTCAACGCTTACACCGTGAACGTAATATTCGATCAGAACATCGAAATAAGGGACGTTTCTATGTTCGCATTGCGCTTTGTAAACCGCGAGCATACTGTCTATATGCTCTATAATAAGCTCCGTCCTGCGTTTACTAGCAGCGATCGCCTCAACCTTTAAAAGGCCCCGGCGATTAAAGACCTCATTCAGAACGATCTGCAGATCACTCGGAACACTATTCTCGACGCTGGCCACAGCATATTCACAATGCTCCTTGAGTTCGTTATAACCTTTCAAAAGACGCCTTGTATTTTTCCGAGCCTTCTCCCGGTTCTTTTCGCACTTATCTTCTTCCAGCTTCCTAAATTTTTCAATAGCAACCTCGCTCGCTAACCGCACCACTTCTTCCAGCGTATACTTACGATCATGATCATAAGGGCTTAAACTACTTACTTCCATCATGCTTCACCTCCACTATAGATAGATCCACGATATGCCTATCTTCCACCTCGTTATAAGTACGCATGCCACCCATTATGGCATATTCCTTATTTGTAGCCTTGTCGAACAAACGCAATTTATCACGATCCCGCAGCTGTAGCAGTAGGGATCCAAGAGACTTTTTATCCATCTTAGTCCACCTATTTATTAGTGCTACCAAAGCCGCCTGTTCTCTTGGCCGTAGTAGTATCGCGATATACAATTCTATAAGGCATGATCACAAGCTGCGCCAGGCGCTCGCTCGCGTCATACACAAACGGATCCTTTCCGATATTACGGATCGGAATCATTATGTGCCCCTCGTTATCAGGGTTATTATAATAGTCCGCGTCAATAATACCGGTACCGTTTGCCAGCATAACGGAGTTCTTGATCCCTACGCTAGACCGTAAATGCAGCTGGATAAACTCATCGCAATTCAGCTTGCACTTAATCCCGGTCTCAATAAGTTTAGTTTCACCAGGAGCAACCACCCCTGAGAAGTAAGGCTTTACATCATATCCAGCAGAATATTCCGTTCTTCTTTCCGGAAGATCCGCGTCATGATAGCCCGTTACCCTTTCAAATTGGTTCTCATTCATTCTTCTATACCTCCACATTTAAATAATTTCCATACAGTACTAACAGCCTTACCCGTTGCTGCGGATATAGCCTCATATGTGCAACCTTGAGCGCGCATTTCCCTGGCCTTCTCGCGCCAGCCTATGCTGTCTTTATATTTCAAGGTAGATCCACAGGCACGGCTGCAAGTTTTAGAAATATCACGCAATCGATATGCGACCTGGTACGTTTTACCACATACAGGACATACCTTCGTTACCATATTAGACGTTTTATGATCGTAAGCGTCGTATTGATGCTCACGCACACGCGTCGATTTTTTTCGTTTTTGCTTCCCGTAGCGTACAGGAACACCGCGAACACCGTCCATTGGCTTGTCATTCCAGATCGGAAGATGAGCCAAGAAATCTGGGATATTATTCATAATCGTCCTCCTCCTCATCATTCGCAATCTTCGCAAAATTCCACGGATGTGTGAAATTGGGATCTTCCACGCTCCAGGACGTAGATCCACTCATAAAGGTCCATACCTGGCCTCCGCTATAAAATGCGAAGTAACCATGTGTCCACGGTTCGTCCTCGTTATCCCGAACCAATACAGGCGTGTC